AAAAAGGGGTGATGGCGCTTGAACTTTGAGGTTGATCTGATTAATACGATTCAAAAAGTAAATGATCTAAAAAACAAAGTATATCCTTTGTCTGCCTTAAAGGGAGCCAAAGCGCCATATGCTTTTTTTCTTTCTTCGGAAGGGCTTCCGGATCGCACGTTAGACGGGTATGGGGACACAAAAGCAATTGAAGTTGAGCTAAGTATTGTTCATTCGAGTTACGATGGCATGAAACGGCTCACTAGGCTCGTTATGAATGAAATCGCTCAATGTGAAGCGGGATTGATGGGATCTACACAAGTAAACGAAATCACCTATGAAACGCCCGCGGAGCTATACGAAAAGCAAGTGGAGATGTACCGCTGTGTGATTGATTATAAATTCTATGTATAAGGGTGTGATTTGATTGTTAGAAGCAACTCGAGCATTAGGTACGAAACTACTAATCGAAACAACTCCAGTAGCAAAGCTAACTTCTATTTCTGGTATTGATGCATCAGCAGAAACAATTGACGTTACTTCTCTCGATTCTCAGGGTGGTTATCGTGAGTTTTTGGCAGGATTCAAAGATGCTGGAGAAGTTAGTATTTCAGGTTGGTTTGTTCCAGGAGATCCAGGACAAGCAGCTCTTTATACTGCTTTTCAGAGTGGCGAAACGCAATCATGCAAGATTCAATTCCCTGCTTCATTAGGTGCTGCTTGGGAATTTGATGGCGTGGTAACTGCATTTACAACAAGCGCAGAAACTGAGGATGCTATTACGTTTGAGAGCACAATTAAGGTGTCAGGCGAACCGACACTAACACTTCCGGCAGGACAATAACTCTTTATCTGGCTAGGTGAGAAAATCACTTAGCCTTTTTCAATTATTTTAGGAGGCGAAATTATGAGTAATAACAAAAACGATGTGGTGATAATCAAACTTGATCGTGATAGAGAGCTTAGATTTGGTCATAAGGCCTTAAAAAGATTAACTGCTTCAACTGGCATCGACCTTGAAAATTTAATGGATGGAAAGATCGACTTTGAGCAGGTCGAAAAAATTATGTTTTATGGCCTTGAACAAGATGCTAAAGCTAACGGCGAAACGTTGACGATTGAGCAGGTCGAAGATTTGCTTGACGGGGTACCGATTGATTATTATCTCGAAAAGATGTCTGAAGCATTTGAAAAATCATTCGCAGGCATCGGTGGTAATGAGGGAAACGCAGTGGGGAAGCCTCAGAAGAACAAGTAGATGAGCAGCCATACAGCTTTGAAGAATCACAACAAGCTGCTTATCGGATTGGGCTTTCACTCGAAGAATACAACAACATGACCCCTTACGAGCTGAATCTTAGAATACTTGAGCATGCGAAGATAAAGGAATCCGAAACGAAAAACGGGATATTCCTAGCATACATGACAGCTTATTTGCACCGAGTCGAGAAAATGCCACCACTCAAAAAGCTGATTGGTGAGAATAAACCAAAAACAAAACAAATGACAGATGAGCAATTATTAGCACAGGTTAGAGCGTTAAATGCTCAGTTTGGCGGTAAGGAAGTCATTGTTAATAAGGTTGAAGAGTAGTGAGGGGTAGCTGTTCTTTTTTTGCGTTTAGAGGGAGGTGAGGAATTTGGCAGTAGTAAAAAACCTGCTTGTCCGTGCAGGTGCTGACTTTTCAAGCGCTAAGAAATCAATAAATAACTTTCAAAACCAACTTAGCACATTTCAAAACAAAGTGTCATCAACAATGAAAGCTGTTGGAGCTGCGCTTGCAATGACTGGTGCTTCACTAGGTCTTGGATCCGCAGTGAAAGCAGCTATGGAATATGAGTCCGCAGTCATTCAGATTGAAAGAACGATGGGTGAGAGTGCAAGGTCATTCAAACAATGGGCTCAGATGCAAGGTGCCGCTTTTGGAATGGCTCAAACTGAAGCTATGAAGTATGGAGCTGTTTATTCAAACCTTATTTCAACGTTTGCAAAAGACACTGCTCAGCTTTCTACTTATACGCAACAATTATTGCAAGCAGCAGCTGTTACGGCATCAGCTACCGGTAGAACGATGGAAGATACGATGGACCGTATTAGATCCGGCATGCTAGGTAACACCGAAGCGATTGAGGACCTTGGAATATTTGTTGGTATAAGCATGATCGAGTCAACCAATGCTTTTAAGCAATTCGCCAACGGCAAGAGTTGGGATCAACTCAGCTTCCAAACGCAGCAACAGATTCGTTTATTCGCAATCCTAGAGCAATCCGTAGATAAATACGGAACAACGCTCGCAGCTAGTACGGCGACTAAGCAAGCTTTATTTATTGCACAGCTTAAGAACGCACAGCTCCACTTAGGACAGGCATTCTTGCCAATTTATAACGCGGTATTACCTGCACTTACAGCTATGGCTACTGCCCTTGCAAGAGTCACACAATGGCTTGCGAGCTTCATGAATGCTTTATTTGGTACCAAGTCATCGACACAAGCGCAAACGAGTGCAATCTCAGCACAGGCGAGCGCCGTAGAAGATGTAGGTGATGCTTACGACAAGGCTGGAAAGAAAGCTAAAAAAGCTAGCAAGTCGGTAGCAGGATTCGATCAACTTAATATGGTTGGTGGTAAGGCTGCTGCAGGTGGTGCTGCTGAAGGCGCAGGCGATGGAGCAGCTGTTTCAATGGTCGATGGTGGTCTAGGAGAAGAGTCTCCTGGTGCGATAGAAAAGATTGCAACAAGTGCTGAAAAAATGGCAGAGAAAGTAAGAGGTGCTGCCGAGAAAGTGAAGTCTGCATTTGGGTCGATGAAGTCATTCATTCAAACCAATTCGGATCTTATCATCGCATCACTTGTTGGATTAGGAGCTGCATTCAGCACCTATCTACTAATCGGAAAGTGGGGTGCAATATCTGCTGGTATCACTAAGGCTGTGGGGTATATCAGGATTGCTTTCACTGCCCTAGCAGCAGTGATCGGTGCTATATCGTGGGTTGCCTTAGCTGTTGCAGCTGCTATCGGTGTATTAGTGGGTGCATTTGTATACTTCTATCGAACTAATGAACAATTCAGAGACACAGTTCACGCAATACTTCAGAAAATTGGAGATACCGCAATATGGTTATGGAATAACGCGCTAGTGCCGTTAGGTAATTGGCTTACATCGGTGTTTGTGACAGCCTGGCAAGGAGTAACCAAGGCTGCTGAATGGCTCTGGAAGAATATCCTGGTACCGTTCGGGAATTTTCTAAAGTGGCTGTGGACATCGGTTCTGGTGCCGATAGGTAAAATTATTGGTGAGGTATTAGCGATTGCATTCAAAACCGTATCTGACATCGCTAAATCCTTTTGGCAGAACGTCCTTGTACCATTAGGAAATGCACTTAAGGAAATGCTAGGACCTGCGATTGAAGCGGTAACTGCTGTGTTGACCTTTTTATGGGAAAACGCATTCCAACCGTTCGGTAACTTTATAAAAACCAAAATCATGCCAATCGTTGAAGACCTGATTAAGGTCTTTGAGTCCTTATGGAAAAACATATTAAAACCTTTAGCGCTCTATTTGTCCGAAGGTTTTTCGAATGTATTCAATACTGTATTCGAATCAATTGGTGGATTGATAGAAGGAGTAAAGACAGCTTTCATAGGCTTGATGAACTTCATCACAGGTGTATTCACTGGCGATTGGGAGAAGGCATGGGAAGGTGTTAAGAAGATATTCAAAGGGGTGTTTGATACATTCTATAGCATTGTTAAATATCCACTTAACCTCATCATAGATGCTATCAACACTGTTATCGGTGGATTAAACAAGATTTCTTTTGACATCCCTGATTGGGTGCCTGGTATTGGTGGTAAGGACTTCGGAATTAACATTCCTAAGATCCCTAAATTAGCAGTCGGAACGAACTATGTACAACGTGATGGACTTGCGTTCTTACACGAAGGCGAAGCAGTCGTTCCCAAGAAATATAATCCAGCTGCTGGCGGTGGAGATAACGCAGAGGTTGTTGCGGCATTGAACCGCGTAGAACGTGCTGTGAGCGGATTGAAACAGGTTAAGGCTGTCATTAGTGGTAATGAAGTCGGCAGAGCTGCTACAGGTTTTATAAACAGCGAATACAGACGCGGTAACAATCCGCTGCCGTCATTGTAGGAGGGATAGCATGGACTTGAAAATAAATGGACAGGACTTACCGCTATCCCCATCCTCATTTGAGGTGACAATACTTGATCTTGATGATGCTGATAATACATTCCGGACGGCAGACGGCCATCTAAGTAGAGAGCGAGTAGCAACCAAGCGGCAGATCGATATTGAGTTTCCTGCTATGACAACAGATAAGCTCAAGGAGCTGCACGATCTCATGACAGATGAGCTCTTCACCTTTTCTTACTTTGATCCATACGCGGCAAGAATGCTGACTAAGAACTTTTATGTAGGTGATCGGAAGGTTGGTGTGGCTATCATTCGAAATGGTATCTACTACTGGCAAGGTCTCAACATTAAATTTACTGAGTATTAGGGAGGTGTGAAAAGTGTATAGCATATCTCCTATTTACGAACACCTTCTTAAGAAGCGAACGCGAGAGTGGGATGCCAAGGTAATCATTGCCGATAAGGAATATGGTAAAGATGTTATCGTTGACTTTGAAATCGATTCAAGCATTGTATCTGCTGAAGATTTTGAGATCGGCACCGTTCTTGTTCCAAAACTGACGATTAGACTCAAAACGCATGAGAAGTTACCTGAGAATGCGAAGCTTAAGCCTTATGTGGCTGCTTCACTGGATCTAATGACTTGGGATGATGTTGAGGACCCGTGGGAGCAATATGAGTTCCCTTGGGCTGGTGGCATATCTGAGTGGTTGCCGCTCGGTGAATACTACATCGATCAGCGTGTTAAGATCAATAACACTTGGGAGTACACATGTTACGGCAAGTTATTGCTAGCTATTGCTGCTTATATCTCTAGCTTAAGCTATC